GCTTAGTTGCCGGGATTATACCCGGGGTGGTGAACCTATCTGGCTCATCCTATGGTGCGCTGCGCTTCCCTATGGATTCTCCATCTAGGGATACTCTATCAAATGTCCTCTAGAATCAAGAGCTTACAAACCTTATCCACAGCATGTATAACTCTGTTGATAACCTTGTGGATAAACACTCCATCGAGACTTATTCTCCAATGGAATCAACGATGTAGCTAGGTTATCCACAGGATATCCACGTTTCCCGGGTACGTTATGCGACACTCTCGCTGTGCATGCTGGGTATGCGATCGCGCTGTGCTGCTCTTGTGGTGCCTCTTATGTGCTGCACTGGGTTGTATGCACTCACAAAAGAATTTGCATGCGAAGTGTGCACAGCTTGAAAATCTGGTGTATACTTCGTTCATCGAATCGGGAACAGCCCGGCACCTGAACATCACTTCAGAATCGAGTTTGCAGGCAGTCCCAGACTGTGTTATGATGCAGACCTAGTGCAGCGCGAATGTGCATCCGGTTGGCTCCGGGACATCGACTAACGCAGCACCTAGCGGGATGGTTTAAACGCACCTAGCACCCACTAGAAAAGGTTTGACAGAGTAGCCCGGAACTGTGCTACAATGCAGACAGCAGCGAATCAACCCGCTGCACTCGCAGACGGAAACGGATGCGGCAAGCGAAAGAACTTGCAACCCGCCGAAAAGTGTGCTACACTTGAGGCAACGAAAGCGAAGTGATCGGACTTCGCGGGACATGAGCAGATCAAGCCGTAAGGCTTACGGGTCTCATGCGCTCATCGCCAAACGGGGCGAGGTAGATGGCACAAGCCGATAAGGTAGAGCCAGAAGCCGAACTGTAGGAATCGGGTGCTACCTGAGTGCACCATGGGCGCTGAAGCTATGCCCATGAAAATAGCTGAGCGATGTGGTACTCGTGCCCTGCATTTGGACGGGCGGAACCATATCGGCTTGATGGTACATGACTGAGACGCGCTCAGCCTACCGCAAGCCGATTAACAAACCCAATAGGGCGCACTCTATGAGTGCGCATCTTGATCGGTCCTTGTCCGTAAAATGTATGGGCAATGATGATGGCCCCTCAAGGGCCGATCAAGATGCAATCCTGCATCGGGTAACAATGGAGTCCCACAATGGGCGACAAAACGAACCATCAGCGCCGGCGCTATGCTGCCGAGCACAAGTTTTCCCGCATCGCTGCCTACAATGGCTTGATTGACATCGGGTCTGATCTTGCGAAAGATGGCCGCCGCGCTAAAAAGAAGATGGCCGAGACGTGGAGCAATCGCGGTGGCTTGAATGTCACGGGCTTTCACATCGCCAAGCATGCGAGGCCGTCAGCATGAGCGGCGGGCCTCTCGCATGGGTTGACGGGCGCTTCGTGCACTACCTGTACATGCCCACGGTGACGCTCAAGCGTGGGCGCTATCAAACCAAACTCTACCGCACGTCAAGCCGCAGTTATGCGGGCGTGTTCTGACTGCTTCAGCCATAGGGCGCCCTGCGCCCTATACCGGGCGCAGTCCCGATTCTGTTCAATCAACATAAAGGACTTATCATGACCAAAGCCACCAAAACCGACGCCCTCATCGTGGGCGCTGCCGCCATCCAGAAGGCCATTGCATCCATCGCAAACCGAGGCGCGAAGCTCGACGCTGACATCCAGCACGCCGGGCTGTCTGTGCTCGCACACATCGCCCAGCATGGCGACTACACACTGGCCGAACGTCTGGTCACGGCCATGCCAAAGGGCGCACGCAAGCTGGCGCTTGTTGAGTGGATGCTGGCGTACGGCGCGATCCGCAAGCTGGAGAAGGGCGCGACCGACAATGCCGCCATCGCCGAGGGTCACGTGTTCGCATACGACAAGACCCGCAAAACCGATATGGAGGGCGCAACTGCCACGCCTTGGACTGAGTTCAAGAAGGAGGCCAGCATCCTGACCGCGTTCGATGCACAGGCCGCCGTGCACTCGGTGATGAAGCGCCTGCAAACTGCCTCGAAGGAGGGCCTGACCATTGAGCACAAGGCCGAGGCACTGGCCGAGGCGAAGGCCCTCGTGCTGGCCCTGACTGAGGTCGAGTGATGCAGGCCGTAGCACTGGCCCTCGTGGCCGCCGCCACTGTGTGGGCGATGGCGCACACGCTGCACGGGGATGCTGCGTGGCGGTTCTTCCGCCGCGTGCTGCTCGTGCTGCTCGCTGTGTACCTGCTGTCGCCCATCGTGGCGGGCGCGTTCGGCGTCCTCGTGATGCTGATGATCTGAGGGTCTGCACTCGCAGACCGACCCGGGCCGTCGCGGTATGTGGCGGTGTGCACGCTAGTTGCAGACGCTAGACGATAGGCCGCACGTAGTCTTTGATGAGTCGGGCGTGCGGCCCTTCGTGTATCGTTGGAAGAAGGGTAACTCGTGGCCGTACGATCCGCAAGGGCGTGTTCCGCGTAACCCACTAGGGCGGTGTTCCGTCGCCTTCGTTTACACGCCCTGCGGGAACAGCGGGCGTTAAAGTTGCGAACCCACTCAGCACAGAGCACAGCCGATAGGCCGCCGTTACCTGTAGGGAGGGCGGCCCTTCGAGTGCGCTTTTGCACTGTATGCCTGAAAAGGAGACACCATGTCCAAAGAGAACACCACCCACAAGGCCCGCATGCAGCGACAGGCCGACAAGCGTCCATGGGGCGCTGACGGTATGGCACCGACGCGTGATGATCTGGCCGTGCCGCGTGGCACTGCCCGGAACCTGCGCCGCAAGCACCTGCAAGTTGCGTACGCCAAGCGTGCAGCACTGGGTCTGTAAGGGGCGCACCATGAAGCACGAAACCCTGACGGCTCGCCTTGAGGCGCTGGCCTTCTCGATCACTGAGCACATCGACCGTGTGAACCGAGGCGGGTGCGCTGTACTCGCATCCATTGTGGGCAGGCACCTGCAAAAGATGGACGTGATGGTCGAGGTCGTGACGCCTACGGTGTGCGGGTTCGGCGGCGAGAACGGCAAGTCCGGTAAAGAGGTTTGCAAGCTCGTGTCGAACAAGAAGGACACGTCCGAGTGGGACCGCAACGGCCTGCGACGGCATCACCTCGCGATACGCTTCCGCTCTGGCGGTAAGACGTGGACGTGGGACTCACACGGCGTCCGCGAAGGGGCGCACTGCTTCGGCGAGGACGGACGTTACCGCACGACTGAAGAATTCGGCGATGGGCTGAGCGTGCGAGACTGCGAGGCTATGGCCTCGGCACCGCTTGGCTGGAACCGGGAGTTCGACCGCAGCCAAATCCCGCTGATGAAACACCTTGCACGGCACCACCTGCAATTCGGCCTTTAAGGAGCACACACATGAAAACCAAAGTTCAGCGCAGCATGCGCCGCAAAGTCAGCAACGCCATCCATGCGTACTACACAACGTCCGGGGCGTTCGGTGTGGGTGGGTTCTGCTGGGCAATCTCGAACATCCAAGAAAGCATCTACCGCAAGCATGGCGACCCAGCGTTGTCCAATGCGTTGCAGCAGTTGCGCACGGAGATCATGGACATCGCCGTCGAGGGGCCGTATGCTTACCTGCCGCATGCGATGATGTTCCGCAATCAGGACGAAGCAAAGGCGCTTGGCGGGCACTTGTCCGAGGAATTCAAGGAGCGCATCCGCCGCACGTGGTTGCGCTGCTGGACCGAGACAGGTACGATCCTGAACCATGACCGCTGGCAAGCGTTGCAGAGCAACCGCAAGGCTGCGCGTGCGATCCGCCAGACGCACAAGGCGTTCGCGAAGGATGCCGCTGCTCTCGCAACCCAATCCGAGGGCAGCACGTGCAACTGAGCTACCAAGAACAGCGGGCCATGCAGGGCCAACCGATTGTGCTGGCTGCGAAGGCTGGGCCTCTGGGCCGTGTGCGTGACCTCACGCTGCATGAAGGCGACACGATTTCCTTCAGCACCCGCAACATCAGCGCCCGGGGCACTGTCCTGAGCATCGACCACGGCGCAGCCTACCCGATCAAGGTCGAGTGGCTGGCCGCCGACAACAAGCGGCTGACCTCGTTCCACCCGGACGAGTTCATCAGCATCATCAAGGAGCAATGATGGGGCACGTGTATAAGCCCGGCGATAAAGTCGTGCGAGTCTCTCATCCCGCCCCGCGCTTCCGCCTTGGTCAAGTGTACACCGTCAGGGACGTTGTGCGCTGGGACGGCGAGCAGCGCCTGCGTGTACGTGGCGAAGATGGGCACACCGTGTCCTCGAAGCCCTGTCTTTACGAACCATTCAATGAAGGAGCCACCATGAACCCCGTCGCCTGCCCATCTACCCCAGTCTTCAACATGAACGTGGCGTACACGCCCGACGAACTGCGCAAGTTCGCCGAGGACCGCGAGGCGGCGGACGCTGCCCTCAAAGCTGAGGAAGCAGCCAAGCAGGCCGTGCACTCGCAACTGACTGAGCACGTCGAACTCGCGAAGGCCACGCTCTCGCTGCTCGCCATGGTCTCCGATCTGTTCATCGGCAAGCAGGCCGTGCCGCTGCACCGCGCTGACGTGGCGAAGTACCGCAAGGCACTCGCCCCGCTGGCCGAGTCGTACGGCGTCGAGATCGTCCTGCTGGGCGACAAGACCTCCGCAACCATCGTGAAGGGCTGAGCATGTACTTCGGACTTCACACCCCAACCATCGCTGGGCCGGCGAACACGGCCCGAGGCGCTGCTGCCGACCCGTTCCAGCGCATCGTGGACTCGCTGAGCAAGCCGCCGCAGTACCCCGCCCTGCGCCAGTGGGGCGACGAGGAAGACCCGACTGTCGTGCTGTTCACCGACAAGACCACAGCGATCTGCCTGAGCAAGGGCCGCTCGAACGTGTGGTACGTTGGTGAGGTGGCCCGAGCATACCCGCACGGCAACCTCGTGACCATCGAGCACGAAGGCTGGGAGAAGGTCTCCAAGCTGCCCGCCCACCTGTACTCCCGCTGAAAGGAACCCGCACCATGCGTAAACACAACATGAGTTTCGCCACACGCTGGAGCCGCCACGCTGGCGACCGCTCGAACTTCCCGCAGAGTACTGCGCATGCGTTCGTGAACAACAAGGCCGCGCAGTTCGCCGCGAACGGCCTGCTACAGGGCCTGCTGCTGCGGATTGGGTGCCTGCGCCCAGCCCCCGGCACTCCCGAGGCCGTGGCCCTTGGACCGAACCCCGAGGCCATCGTCAACGCACTGCCGGGCAGCGCCCGTGCCTTCGCCGCTGCCATGCGCAGCACCCCCCGTCGCATCTTCTTCTGAAAGGGAACATCATGAGCATCCGCACCATCCTCCGCGAGGTCGTCATCTTCTTCGTGCAACTGTACCGAGCGGCCATCATCCGCGAGGTTGCACATGCCGAGCAGGCCGTGGCCGTGTCGCAAGACCGAATCAAGGCCCAGCGCGGTGTCATCGTCGCCGAGCAGAACCGACTCGGCGACTACATCCGAGCCCACGGTGACGCCGCCGCGAACGCACACAGCGTGCGTACCAAGGCCGAGGCCGACCTCGACGACCTGCCCGACTTCTACCCGCAATAAGGCTGCTGTGGCCTAGCCCGGCCATCGTGCCGGGCGAACACAGAACATCCCACCAATCGAAAGGAACCCATGACCGAAGCCATCCAGAACCCCACCGCCGACGCCGCTGCACCCGCACCTGAAGTTGCGTTGTCGCCGCGTGAGAAGCTGCTCGCGAAGTACAACAAGCTGTTCGCCAAGGCCGCCGAAATCCGTGACGAACTGACCGCAGTCGTCGCCGAGATCAACGCCATCGACAGCCTTGCCAGCATCAGCGTGGGCACCGTCGTGCTCATCACGGTGGGCAAGAAGGAAGCCGCCAAGGAAGTGCAAGCCACCGTTGTCGGCGTGCGTGATGACGAAGACGGCTCGAAGTCGTTCAAGGTCACGTACGGCACCGGCTTCGAGGCCGACATCGCCGTGGTCAAGGCCAGCAAGGTTCGCCTGCCCGCCGCTGAGGCGCAGGCCGAGTAAGCCGCTGCCGGGTACAGCCCGGCTGTAGGTTGAAGCGCCTGCTCGGAAGCGGGCGCTTCTGCATACAAGGAGAACATTATGAAGTGGACGCGAAGGCCCGATGGCTATTACCACGGGGACGTTGACGGCGTGCGCTGGTACCGCCACCGATGGATGTGGGTGCAGGAGCACGGCCCAATCCCGGAAGGCTACACGGTAGATCATGAAAACGATACGCCCGGCGATGACCGCATGGAGAACCTGAAGTGTATCCCGCATGCGGATAATGTGCGGCTGGGTACTGCAAGTCTGGCTGCGCATAATGCAAGCGGATTTAACTGCGTGTATCTCGACAAGCAGACCGGTCAGTATCGTGGGCAGTTCGTGCTGCGTGGTGTGACCATCAACTGCGGGCGGCACGCAACTGCGGAACTCGCGAACGCCGCTGTACTCGCACGTCGAAAGGAACTCAATGCTCCCACACGCCGAGTGGCTTGAGCAGGCCAAGCGCCTGCACGTGGGCATGCGTATGCGTGTGCGCCACCGTAGGGAGAGCCGGGCAAACATGATTATCGAGAACGCCCGCGACAGGTACTGGTGCTACTGCCAGGCTTGCAAAGAGGGTGGGGTACTCATGAAGGACCACGTGCTGCTCGGCGGCCCCGTAGAACGGGCTACAAGCCTCGAACGGCCCACCGACCTAGCGAGGGTATTCGGATCAGACTGCGAGGGCGTGGTGGGTGCTTTCCTTGCGTCCAAGGGGATGATGTACCCGTACCTCCCGGACCTGTGGTACAGCGTGCGTGCCAAGCGCATGCTTCTGCAAGACCCGGCAGGTGGCTGGCATGGCCGAGACCTCACGGGGCGCAGCGGCCGCAAGTGGCTGAACTACGATGGGGCACGCTTTGTAGGCGTGCCTGCTGAAACGACAGTGCTGACTGAAGACCTCTTCAGCATGTACAAGGTGTCCTTTGCACTGCGTGGGACGCCTATCGCCGTTTGTTGTACGCTAGGCGCTGGCGTGCACGAGGCCGCTGTACTCGCACTGATGAAATGCTCCCGGCTTGTGTGGGCCTACGATGGCGACAAGGCTGGGGATGACGGGTACGTCGATGCCCTACACAAGATGCGCCCGTTCGGCGTGAAGCAGTACCGCGCCCGCCCGCCTGAAGGGCGCGACCCCAAGGACATGGACTGCGCGGCAATTCGGGCACTCATCAAGGAGGTTTTGGAATGAATCAGTTCACACACAGCGTTCAGGATGTCCGCATCCTGCGCCTGTACTTTCCCGTTGGGTGCATCGTGCGCCCGACGCTGCGCCTGCTGGAGGCGCACTGCGAGGGGCATACCCGGTACGATGCGCAAGGCATCTGGCGGCAGTACGATGAGGTCGTGCGTGTGTACGAGTACCTCATCCCCATCGGCCGGAGGAACGACAAACCTGTGCCGATCAAAGAGGTGTTGGAGCAGTTCATGCGCGACAACCCGACCGAGCAAGCCGCGATGGCAAGCATCACCACCGAGAGCGGATGGCCGCGCATCATCACCACAACCCGAAAGGACTAACATGAACGGCAACTTTGAACACGACAAGGGCTCCTACCCGTACAGCGTGCTGCGCCAAGGCGAGGGCGCGTACCTCATGCACACCCCGAGCCTGAACAAGCTCAGCACCCTGAACCTTCCGGTCCCCGTGGTGGCGCGGGCCGCGCTCGAACTGAACATCACGTACTGGGCCGTCCCGAAGCGGACCATGGCCCCACAACTCGCGAACATCCGCGATGTGCTGCTGCGTGCCGCACGTGGAGCGTACACGGCCCGCGACATCAGCGGCCCCGCGTACGACCAGGTCGAGCTCCAGCTCGCCGGGCTGGCTGACTGATGGACGCATGCATCGGCCACGGCCTTGTCGGCGGGCGTGCCCTTGCCGGGCTCTATGGCGTCGATCAGTCCGTTGTCTCGGACATAGCGAACAACAGAATCTGGAAGGAATAAATTGGACGCCCTATTACTGCATGCGCTTTCCGACAAGGTAAAGCACAACTCACTGCGTCATGCGGTGCCGCAGGGGATGCTCGCGCCCGATACCTCCGCCCTGCTTCAGTGGTATGCTGCGTACTTCGCCGCGTTCCCTGAGCGGGAGCGTGTGGACGTGGACGAATTGCAGTCGCTCATCCGCCTGCGATCTGGCAACGCATCCCCTGAGTCCATGGCGATTACGATGCACCTCACCGAGCAGCTTCGCAAGAAGCCTGACGATGTGGCGCTGAACGGCATACTCGGCCAGCTTGTCGAGCTTGACCTTAGCGGGCGCTCGGCAGCACTCATCGAACGCTACCAAGCGGGCGAGGAGATCGACCTAGCGTACGAACTCAGCAGGCTCGCGCAGGCTGCTGTGCGTCAGAAGGCCGTCAGCACTGGTGAAGACTACATCCGCACGAACATCCGCGAATTACTCGCCGAGGTGGCGAACGACAGCGGCCTCAAGCTGCGCCGTTGGGCCTGTACTCGCGACCATATTCTAGGCCTGCAACCGGGTGCGTCTCTCGCCATTGCTGCACGGCCTGACAAGGGCAAGACATCGCTCGTGGCCGCGATCCTCACGGACTTCGCACCGCAGGTGCATCAGATGTACGGCGGCGAGCGCCCGATCCTGTGGCTGAACAACGAAGGCCCCGGCAAGCGCATCATCCCGCGTGTGTACCAAGCCGCGCTCGGCAAGGACCTGAATGAGATCATGGCGATGTCGAACGCGAACGAGTTGGACGCCGCGTACGCTGCCGCCATCGGTAGCTGGGACATGATCCGCATCAAGGACATGCACGGTGCGAGCATGGCCCAAGTCGAGCAGATCATCGAGCAGCAGCGGCCCGCCGTTGTGGTCGCTGACATGCTGGCGAACTTCCGACTCGGCGGCCCGCAGAACGGCGCGAACAAAGCGGACGGTGTGGAGCAGTTGTGGCAGGAGTGGCGCGAGATCATGGTGCGTCACGAGGCCATCGGCATCGCCACGGTGCAGATCAGCGCCGAGGGTGGGAACATGCTGTACCCGCCGTACAGCGCCATGAAGGACAGCAAGACCGGCATTCAGGGTGCGACCGATGTGATCCTGATGATGGGTGCTCTCGACATGGCCGAGGCGCAGTCACTGCGCGGCATCAGCACGGTGAAGAACAAGTTCGCAGCACCCGGCAAACCCAGCCAAGTGCAGGCGGAACTTTACTTCGACGGCTCGCGCTGCGTCTTCAACGATGGGGCGGGCGCAACATGATGAACCAGTTCACCGTGTGGCGCTTCGGCTCTGGCCTCGTCCTTCTGGTCGAGGCGATCCCGTCGCGTCCGTATCACTTCTTCTGGGGCCACTACACCCCGCGAAAGGAACTCCAGTGTCGCTCATGAAAGGTAAAGTGTGGTCCGAGCACAAGCACAAGCTCGTGTACCCGGTCGTGGCCGAGATCAAGCACGACGAGATTCGCTGCCATGTGATCGTGCAGCACAGCCCGGCCACATCGCAAACCAATGTGGCCTTTATCTCGTTCAGCGGCAAGCCGCTGGCGAACCTCGATCAGTGGGCGGAGGACTTCATCCAGTTGTCCAAGGCGACCGGCTGGAAGGAGTTCGACTGCGGGTTCCTAGCGAACGGCAACTTCAACGACTCGTACCGCTGGGTGCGCAGCACGAAGAACTTCCCGCCTGAGCTTGAGGGCAAGCCGTGCGAGTTCCTGCTGTTCGATCTGCCTGAGTGCGGCGACCCGTACGAGCAGCGCGACAGGGAACGCCACGCAGTGATTCTCACGGCGCATGCGCTGAACTTCCGCAACATCGACGCCCCGCGTGGTACGGTGTGTGCTAATGAGGCGGCTGTATATGCCGCGTTCTTGGCCTCCCGTGCAGCCGGGCACGAGGGCCTGATGGTCAAGAGCCTGACGCACACGTACCAGCGTGGAAAGCGCATCGACGGTTGGCTTAAGATGAAGCCCGAGAACGATTGCGACGGCACCATCACCGCGCTGCACCGTGGCGTGAGCATCCACGGTGAGCCGCTTGACCGTGTGACCAGCATCGACATCGCTGTGGAGGATGGCTCGAAGGCCACCCCGCACGGCATCCCGCACGAACTGGGCCGCGACATGCTGGCGAACCCGCAGAAGTACATCGGCCAGTGGGCAGAGTTCTTCTACATGGAGCGCGACCGGCAGGGCGGGTACCGCCACCCCACGTTCCACCGCATCCGCGAGGCCAAGGTATGCTTCCCGCGCCCTACTCCACGGGTCTCGCAGGCGCATGCGCAGCAGGCCCAGCAGTGGTGCGAGCAGCGCAATCAACAGGAGGCACGATGATAATCGGACGGAAAAGCAAATTCACCAATGCCGAGTGGCATTGGACCAACGGCGACGAATGCCTGTTCACCCTGAGTAAGGCTGAGCTGGCGATCTGGCGCACCCTCGTTTCACTTCTGTAAGGAGAGCACATGGAAACCTCAGCAGTCAGGAACACTGACCCGGACACGAGCCACAGCGCAGCGGCCCCGAAGCGCATCGGCCTGCGCCAGCGTGTGCTGGACATCATCACAGCCGCAGGCCCGGTAGGTGCCACGGGGCACGAGGTGTGCGGACGTGGTAACAACATGCTGAACAGCGTGACCCCGCGCTTCGCCGAGCTTCGCAAGGGCGGGAAGATCAAGGACAGCGGCCAGCGGCGCGACGGCCAGATCGTGTGGGTGCTCGCTTGAGCAAGATCATGTTTATTGACCTTGAGGTCGAGAACCACCAGCATTATGGTGCGCTCGCCTCTCCACGTCACCCCGATAACTACCTCGTGTGCGAGGGCCGGGCCATCGACGATGGTCCGATCACCGGCACGTACTTCACGAGCAAAGAAGAAGCGAACGCTGCGGACTGGCTTGCCATCCCGGATGACGTGTCGATGCTCGTGGCACACAACGCCGCGTTTGAAATGGACTGGTTCCTGTTCAAGCAGCGGCCTCAGATCATGGCGTTCCTCAAGCGAGGCGGGCGCATCTTCTGCACGGCGTACGCCGAGTACCTGCTGACGAACCAGCAGGAGACGTACCCATCGCTCGACGAGACGGCACCGAAGTACGGCGGCACCCGCAAGGTTGACGGCGTGAAGCTGCTGTGGGAGCAGGGCAAGCTGACCAGCGAGATCGACAAGGACTTGCTGTACGATCAGTACCTCATCGGCCCCGGTGGCGACATCGACAACACCCGCCGCGTGTTCTACGGTCAGGCCGCGTTGCTTCAGCAGCGTGGCATGTGGAACATGGCGCTGTGCCGCATGGAAGGATTGATCGCGAACACGTTCTGTATGGACGCTGGCCTGCACGTGCACCGCGACATCGCGTTCACTCAGAAGGCCGACCAAGAGGCTGCACTCGCAACCCTTGCTGAAGGCTTCGTGGGGTATCGCACGCACATCCCCGAGTACGTGACGTTCAAGGACTCGTCGGACTACCACATGAGCGCGTGGCTGTTCGGTGGTCCGGTGAAGTACCGCATTCGTGACACGTGGTTCGAGGACGATGGCGTTACGCCGAAGTTCGAGAAGGTCGAGTGCTACAAGTTCGGTGACGATGTGTTCGTGCCGACCGTGGACCCGCTGACCGGCACCACCATGGACGCCGTGGCCTTCGCCGCATGCGTCGAGAAGTACGGTGCCCCGGATCGCTTCAAGGCAGGCAAGAACAAGGGCCAGCCGAAGGTGCACGACATCGCAGGCACCACGCCGAAGCAGAAGTGGTACGACCGCACCATCACGCTCGGCCCGGTAGTTGACCTGAAGCTGCTGCCGACCGAGGTGGCCCGCGAGTTCAAGAAGGAGTTCGCCGGTAAGCGCAAGCTCGCCGATGACAGCCCGGTGTACAGCACTGGCGCTGACGCAATCGAGGTGCTGTCCAAGCGCCTCGAACTCCACGAGGGCGTGCGGAACCTGCTGACATCGCTGCTGAAGTACGCCAAGATCGACAAGGACTTGGGCACGTACTACCTGCGTGACAAGCTGGACGAGGAAGGCAACGTGCTCAAGCAGTCCGGGATGTTGCAGTACCTGACCGAGGAAGGCATCGTGTACCACGTGCTGAACACTACGGCGACTGTGACGACACGGCTGAGCGCGACCCGACCGAACATGCAAAACATCCCGCGTGGCGACACGTCCGATGTGAAGAAGGTGTTCACCTCCCGCTTCGACAACCCGCTGTGGCTGGCGTTCGCGCTTGCCTGCGGGATGATCCCGCAGGACCTGTACGACCTGTGCCTCGCGAACATCAACGCAGGCATCGAGAACGGTGCCATCATTGAGGCCGACTACAGCGCACTCGAAGTGGTGACGCTCGCGGCGTTCTCGAAGGACGAGGCGCTGATGAAGGCACTGCTCGATGGCATCGACATGCACAGCATGCGACTGTCGGCCAAGCTGAACGAGTCGTACGAGTCCGTGCTGGCGAAGGTCAAGGACGAGAACCACCCGGACCACAAGGCGTACAAGACGCTTCGCAACGACATCAAGCCGCGTGCGTTCGCCTATCAGTACGGTGCCACGGCCATGGGTATTGCGTTCGCAACAGGCTGCACGGTCGAGGATGCGCAGGACTTCATCGACAAAGAGAAGGCGCTGTTCCCCGGCGTCGAGTCGTTCTACGAGGACAAAATCTTCGCAGAAGTCGAGCGCACTGCGACCACACACCGTGAGCAGGGCGACGGTGGCGTGTGGCGTGTGTACCGTCGCGGCACGTGGACCAGCCCGAGCGGCACTACGTTCGAGTTCCGCGAGTTCCCGAAGGTCAAGTGGGTGAACGGCCAACGCATCGAAGTGATGGAGTTCAAGCCGACGCAGATGCGGAACTACCCCATCCAAGGGGAGTCCGGCTTCTTCGTGCAGGGCATCGCCGGTCAGGTGATGCGCTGGCTCGTGTCGCGGGACTTCTTCAACGGTCGCGTGTTCATCATCAACCAAGTGCACGATGCGCTGTACTTCGACTGCCACCTCAGTGTGCTGGCCGAGGTTGCTGCTGCAATCAAGTACATCATGGAATCGCTGCCTGAGTTCTTCAAGCAGTACGGCTACGACTTGGGCCTGCCCTTCCCGGCAGAGGTCGAGGCGGGTCCTTCCATGTTCAAGAAATCCAAAGTCGCATAAGGAGGTCTATGCTCAACATGATCGCGGCGCTCGCTCAGAGCGTCAAAGACAAGAAATTCAACTGGGCCGTTCTGGTACTGTTGATCCTCGACGTGATCTTGCAAATCGGCAAGCTCGTCATCGCTGTCCCCACCACCTGAAAGGAAACACACATGAGTCAAGTTCTCGCACAATTCCAAGCCCTCGCAAACGAGGCCGTAGCCGAGCAAGGCTTCGACATGAACGAAGCCGTTGTCGGCGGTGGTGGCGGTCGCCTGCTCCCCGAGGGCTATGCGTTCGGTCGCCTCGTCGAGTACATTGAGTACGGCCAACAACCGCAAGAGTTCAACGGCAAGCCCAAGGAACCCGCGCTGGAGTTCAGCATCGGCTTCGCGCTGTGGGGCGAAGTGCCCGACCCAGCGAACCCGGGTCAGACGCTGAAGTACCACAACGATGACGGCACCCCGTACATCATCCGCACGTACAACAAGGCGCTGTCCCGCAACGAGAAGGCCGGTGCGTTCCTGCTGTTCAAGGCGATGAACTGGCGCGGCACTGCCAAGGGCTTCGCGCAGATGATCGGTGAGGCGTTCCTCATCAAGATCAAGCACGTGCCGAAGTCCAAGACCGACCCCAAGATCGTCTCCCGCATCGACGAGAAGGCGTTCCTGCCGCCGCTGGACCCCGTGACCCGCCAGCCGTACAACATCCCGGCAGCGCCAGACAGCGCGTACCGCATGTTCCTGTGGGGCAAGCCCACCAAGGCAGGCTGGGACTCGCTGTACGTCGAAGGCCAGTACGAGGCCAAGGACGGCAAGCCCGCCGCGTCGAAGAACCGCATTCAGGAGACCATCCTGAAGGCGCTGGACTTCCAAGGCTCGCCACTCCAGCAACTGCTGGGCGGTGCACCCGCTCTGGCGCTGCCAAGCGGCCCTGTGGGCGTCGTAGCGGCCCCGGTGGTAGCTGCGCCTGTCCAGCCGGTGATCGCGGCTCCTGTGGCCCCTGTGGCGGCCCCTGTTGCCCCGGTGGTGGCCGCCCCGGCCATGCCTGTGCTGCCCGCATGATCGAGACGCGCATCGACACCATCCCCGACACCGGGGACGAGTGGGCGTGCGCGTACGTATCAGGGCCAGCAGGTGTTGCAGAGTTCAAGGTACGAATGAGGTACCTTGACCTGCAACAAATTGGCGCTGAGAAGTTGCGCAACCTCACGCTGTGCGAGGTGCGGCGAACTCTGCAAAGGATGCTGAATGCGTACGATCCTCGGAGTTAACCTAGATGATGTCCCGGATCAGTTCAACTCGGCTGTGCTGGGACGCACACTCATCATCGACGGCGATGGTCCTGCGTACGTCGCAGCGGCCACCGCGAAGCGTCTGGATACTGCGGTCAACCGGTACCAACAGGAAATCCTGAAGCGGATGTTCCTAGCCGGTGCGCAGTCCGCACGCATCCACCTCACGGCAAGCGGCAGCGATAAGCATGGCCGGTTCCGTGTGAAGGCGACCAAGCCCTACCAAGGCAACCGCACGAACAAGGCGAAGCCTTCGCTGCTGGAGCCACTGCGCGAAGCCATCGCGGACCATAACACGTGGCTCGATGAGTACAGCGTGATCATGCACCGCGAGCTTGAGGCCGATGACGGCATGATCCAAGACGCATACGTGTTCGGCGAGAACGGCGTGATCCAGTCGGAAGACAAGGACTTGCGCATGACGCCGCACCCGTACTGGGAGCTTGACCGTGGGCAGATCATGCAGGGCCAGCCTGTGGGCTTCGTGAACCTGAAGCACACCCCGAGCGGAACCCCGAAGCTAGCCGGACAAGGCCCCATGTTCTTCTGGGGCCAGATGCTGTGCGGCGACACCGCCGACCACATCCAAGGTGTGCGGCGGTTGAACGGGGCGCTATGCGGCCCTTCTGGTGCGTACGGCCTGATCGGCCAGTGCAAGACCATCGAGCACGCAGCGAACCTCGTGATCGACGCGTACCGTGCCATCGACCAGAATCCGCTGGCCGAGGGCTGGCTGCTGTGGTTGACGCGGTGGCCAAAAGACAACGTGCTCACGTACTTCCGGGAGCAGGCCATGAGTGACGCTAACGCGAAGTTCATCGACGACTGCCTGCACCGCGACTGGGTAATTCCAAAGGAGGCCGCTGATGTTGGAGATACCAACGCCGATTGAACTCGACGCGAGCATGCTCGTGCCGGTGCAGACGCCCGAGGCCGCGAAGGCTGAGCGGGTTGTCAAGCTGGCGCGAAGCATGATGCGCTCGTACGCACACCGCCTGCACAAGGAGCAGGGTGGCCTGTGCCCGCTGTGCGGCAAGCTCATCGACCTGAGCATCAAGGGTGAAGGTGTGATCGACCACGACCACGATGATGGACGCATTCGAGGGCTGCTGCACCGCTCGTGCAACGCAGCCGAGGGTAAGATCAGCAACGCTGCCGCAAGGTGGGGTGCGAAGTCTTCCGCGTACGCCGACATCATCGCGTATCTTGAGAACACACTGGCGTATCTGAGGGGGCCGAAGAAGCCCATGATATACCCGATGCACAAGACCCCCGACGAGAAACGGGATACCCGCAACAAGGCGAAGCGCGAAGCCGCAGCAGCCGTCCGGGCGAAGCGAGAACTCGCAGCCCGCAAACGAAAAGAAGGAACCACATGACCAAAGGGCCGAAGATTCTGACAGCGGACATCGAGACGCTGCCGATCACCACCCACAACTGGAGCCTGTTCGACGAGCCCCGGGCACTCGACCGGCTGGTGAAGGACTGGGCAATCTTCATGGGTGCTTTCAAGTGGATGCACAAGAAGCCGGTGCACATCATGGACACCGAATCCACTGGCGACCCGTACGACGACAAGGAAGTCACACGGTGGCTTTGCGATGCGCTGGACGAGGCCGACATCGTGGTGGGCCAGAACGTGCAGAAGTTCGACTTGGGCAAGATTCGCGCCCGCGCTGTGTACCACGGCCTCAAGCCCTTCCGCGAACCGCAGGTGGCCGACACGCTGCTGATGTCACGCGAGGTGGCCCGCTTCACCTCGAACAAGCTGGAGTACGTGTCCGGCATGACGAGCATTCAGAAGTCCAAGCACTTGAAGTTCCCCGGCTTCTCGCTGTGGTTGGGCATCCTCGACGGGAACCCAGCCGCGTACAAAGAAGCGCGTGACTACAACAAGGTGGACGTGCTGTCAACCGAGGAGTGGTACCTCAAGCTGCGCCCGTGGGTACGCAAGCACCCGAACGTCGCACAGTACTTCAACGACGAGAAGCAACGCTGCCCGCGCTGCGGCTCCGAGCACGTGGAACCCGGCGAGATCATCCATCGCGGGGTGGGCACGTACCAAGCGTATCGCTGCCTTGCAGACGCCTGCGGAGGGCACAGCCGTACCCGATTCACCATGAACAGCAAGGGCAAGCGGGCCAGCCTGCTGACCTGTATCTAAGGAGCGACCATGCACGCATTCAAGACCGGCGACAAAGTGACTCCCCGCGACAACGAGGAACTGACGGACTTCGGCTTCACCAAGGGGCGCATTTACACCGTGACCCGCCCGAACCTTGGCCACCCGGCCATCTACGTGAAGAACGACAGGGACGAGGAGTACTCGTTCTTGGAGTCCCGTTTCCGGGCAGCTATCGCTGGTGTGGATTACCCGGTGCTGAACCTTACGCCGACCGGCACCAAGGCTAGCAACCCGAAGGAAGCACTTGGCTCCGCGAAGCTCGCCTTGCACCTCGTCCCAGATGCCGCAGTGGCCCACGTGGCTACCGCGTTCTTCGAGGGTGCGAGCAAGTACGGTGCGTACAACTGGCGTGTTGCAGGCGTACGCGCCAGCACGTACATCGCGGCCTGCCGCCGCCACATGAGCAAGTGGTGGAACGGTGAGGACCGCGACCCAGTGTCCAAGGTGCACCACCTCGCGAACGCTGCGGCCTGCCTGTGCATCATCCTTGACGCGGAAGTGTCCAAGATGCTGAACGACGACCGCCCACCGAAGCAAGACCTCGACACCCTGATGACGGCCCTCGCCGCCGTACAGGGCCACCTTGCAGACCTCAACGCGGCATCGAACCCGCCGCAGTACACGGAGCGCGACCCTGGCACAAACAAGGCTTGAGTCACTGATCGAAGCGTGCACGAATGTGTGGATCGGCTTCGGCATCAGCTTCGTGGCGAACGCCATCATCCTACCCCTCGTGGGGCTCCCCGTGACCGTGATGCAGAACCTGCTGATCGGCTTCGGGATGACGTTCGTGAGCGTGGCCCGCACGTACTTCATCCGCCGCGTCTTCGACACGAAGATCAAGCACCTGAACCAACGCCTCGCCAACCGCCTACGGGCGTGGCGTGGCCTCACCCGTTAAGGAGACCCCATGCAGATCAAGAGCCACGAACAGACCGACACCGAGCGCATCACGGACCTCGTATACGCAGCCATGGAGACCGGCAACCCGGCCCGCGCCCGAGAGGTGCTGGCCGAGCACGAGGACAGCTTCCCAGCCGCGTGCGACTACGCACGCACCAGCGCCATGCGCGAGTACGGTATTCGGCTGTGAGCGGCATCCTCTGGTTTGGGGCAGGCGTAATCGTCGGCCTCATCGCTGGGCTCGTAGCCCTAGAAGCACTACTGCGGACACTGTTTTCACGATAAGGAGACCACATGAACGATCTGCGCGATGTGCAGTTGCGGTATGAACTCGACACCGACACCGAGGCGCAAGCGCACCGGCTGAAGGAGTTGATTGCAGCGGCCCAGAAGGGTGACGCTGACCTGCCCCGGGCACACGCGCTTATCGGTCGCATGTGCGCAGCCGTGCAGGAGTCGCTTGAGCGCGTAGCGGGTGAGACGACCCGTGGGCTCGGCGGCAAGTACAAGACGTGGCTGCGTGCACTCCCAAGTGAAGTGGCTGCGGTCATCAGCATTCGTGAGTGCATCCGCATGTGCAGCAGCCCCGACACGCATGTGCACGTGCAGGACCTGACCTCGAACGTGGGCAAGCTCTGGGAGCTAGAGGTCCGCATCCGGCAGGCAGAGGCTGTGAACCCCGTGTACATGCAGAAGGTGCACGATCAGGTGAAGGACCACGCCACCCGCGACCGGCAGCACCTGCGCCGCCTGTACAACGTGGCCGTGGACCGTGTGTTCAAGGGCACACTGGACCTGAGCATCACGAAGGCCGAGATGATGCAGATCGGCAAGTTCGGCATCGACGCATGCTTCGACGCTGGCCTCATCGAGATGGTCCGGGGTGTGAACAAGAACGGCACGACTGTCGCGTACGTGCTGGCCGACGATGTGGCCGACTTTCTGATGGGATACGACCGCGACGATGTGCGCGGCCTCATCAGCAAGGAGGACACGCGCATGCTGTGCGAGCCCGATCCATGGACGAACCTCACAGACGGCGGGTACCTCAGCATCCGCCGCAAGGCTGCGGCCCCGCTGCTGAACGTGCGGAAGCTCCGCAAGGATGCACGAGGCGCTGTGGCTGAGGCGTTCACCGCCGAGAAGATGCCGCAGGTGTTCAACGCCGGGAACTACATGCAAAGCATCCCGTTCCGCATGCACGTGCCCACCCGTGACGGCACCGTGCGGGTGTGGTCCAGCGGTGGCAACGTCATGGGCGTCCCTAGCAACCGCCCGCCCGTGCGCCCCGAGTTCCCGCTGAGCGAGACGTGGGTGCGCGAGTCCGCGACCGAGGACGAGCTTGCCGTGTTCAATCAGTGGAAGCGCAGCGTCGCCGCGTACTACGAGGAGCTACGCGAGTGGAAGGGCCGGGTCCGCGAAGTCGGCTCGTTCCTGCGCTCGACCCGTGAGGCAGTCGGCCCGTACTGGTTCCCGATGTACTTCGACTCCCGTGGCCGCTGGTACTACCGTGGCCTCCCGAATCCGCAGGGCTCCGATCTGGCGAAGGGTGTGCTGCACTTCGACCGCCAGAAGTCGCTGGGAGAGCGCGGCCTGTACTGGCTGAAGGTGCACATTGCGAACTCGTTCGGCTTCGACAAGGAGCGCATGGACGACCGGGCACGCTGGACCGAGCAGAACTGGGACCGCATTGCACTCGCGCTGGACAACCCCGAGGACAGCCCCGAGGTCTGGGGCAAGGACGCACCGTGGTGCATGTTCAGCGCCGCGTGGGAACTCCGTGAGGCGTACCGCTCAGGCAACCCGGCTGCGTACCGCACCGGCATCCCGATCCACATGGACGCCACGTGCTCAGGGCTGCAACACTTCAGCGCCCTGCTGCGCGACCCCGTGGGCGGGCTGTACGTGAACCTGACCGATCCGAACCAATGCGGCCCCAAGCAGGACATCTACAGCCGCGTGGCTACGGCAACGCTGCGCATGATCCAGCTTGACCTCGAAAGCACCGACGAGGATGTTCGCACGCTGGCCCAGTGGTGCCTCGACGTGGGCATTCCCCGCGACATGGCGAAGAAGCCTGTGATGACGTACGTGTACGGTGCCACGCTGCGCGGAAGCGCGGAGCACATCGAGATGCTGCTGAACAAGGGGCTGCTGTCTGCCGCTGGCAAGACGTGGCTTGAGCCCACGAAGTCCTTCGAGCACTGCATGTACATCGCGAAGAGGCTGTTCGCCGGTATCGCCGTGGCCGTCCCCGCAGCCGCAGCAGCGATGCAGTGGCTCAAGGACATCAGCCGCCAGATGCCGAACGGCAAGCGCATGACGTGGCACACTCCCACCGGATTCTGGGTGCAGCACGATTACCAAGAGTTCAAAGACGTGCGCGTCAAGCTGAACTCCTGCGGCGTGACGCACATCTGGGTACGCGACTGGACCGAGGGTACCCGCGCTCACAGCATGGCGAATGCAATCAGCCCGAACTTCGTGCACGCACTTGACGCCAGTCACCTAACCATGGTGGCGAACGAAATGCACCGCGAAGGCTTGGACGTTGTGGCGATCCACGACTCGTTCGGTACACACCCATGTGATGTGGACCGGATGCAAGAGATCATCCGCAAGGAATTTGTTAGCCTGTACTCACGTAGCAATCTGCTTGCCGAATTCCTTTGGGAAGTCGGAGGCATCGGCGAACCGCCACAGCGCGGGGAGTTGAACCTACAGGACGTGCTGCAAAGCGAATTCATGTTCAGTTGATAGAGTATCCCGTAATGGATGAAGAAGGAGAAGGAGTTATGAATACACCTAAGAGAAGTAATAGTCAAGTAACCTTCACTCATGAACAAGTACAGTACCTTGAAGGTATCTTCCCTCATGTAGTACATGGACCCTCAAGCTCTGAAGCCCTCATGCGGCAATACTTTGGGCAACAAGATGTCATGGAAGCAATTCGGAGGAAGACCCGTGGTATCGCAGTTCACAACATTCCGACACCGGGGTGAGGCAGTTCAAGACCTTGAATTGTTCGCCCGAGCATGGGACGAGTTCCCAGAACTGAAAGTCACTCCGCGTCAGGAGTGGCTCGGACGCACCCTGCTCTCATTGCAGGGCATGGATCGGTGGGAGATCGGAGTGCATGACGGCGTGAAGTCGCTCGGCGCTCTTGTACTCGCCCACGATCCGTGGGATGCCCATGTCGGGCCGTGCATGAGCGTGTTTGCACAGTACGTGCTCCCCAAGTACCGAAACACAGGCATCGCGCAGCGGTGCATGCGAGGAGCCCTCCGCGTAGCCAAAGGCGCTGGAGTCCCCGTGCTGGCGTTCACGCACCGTAAGGGGCCGTGGCGCTATGAAACGATTTACAGGAGATTGAATGAAAACCCCGAAAGTTGACAACAGCGGAGTTGAGGCAGCGAACAAGGCGATTGCCGAAGCGCAAGCCGCCGCGAACAACCTCAGCAAGAACTTCGCCGCAGACCTCTCGACCGAGAACCTCGCCCAAGTGGTAGCAGGCGGATCGGCTGCGAGCATCAGCGCGTCTGGTGGCACCAAGAAGCGCCGCCCCGGACAGGGCCTGTCCTCGCAACTCGGAATCAATTTGTGATGGCCGGGCCGAATCACAAGGCCCTGTTCAACAAGTTCCGCGACACGCACGTCATCAGCCGCTGTGAGCAGTACGCTCACTGGACCCTCCCCTACCTCATGGCGGACACGGCCCAGATCAGTTCATCTGGTCGCGTGATTGTCGAGCGGGACTTTCAGGAGATGGGTGCCCTCCTGACCAACCACCTCGCAACGAAGCTCGTGCGGCTGCTGTTCCCCACGCAGTTCCCGTTCTTCGAGGCGAGCGCATCGAAGGAATTCAAGGACCACGCCGCTAGGAAGGGCCTTGGTGAAGAAGAACTTCGCGCAGCCTTTGCCCGGCTTGAGGTGAACGCGAACAAGCGATTGTTCGTGAACTCAGGCTATGCTTCGCTGATCCTCGCACTGAAGTTCTTGATTGTCACCGGCCAAGTGCTGCTGCACCGCGACTCCAAAGCGGGTAAGGTCACAGCATGGGGCCTACAGAACTTCGCCACACGCCGGGACGGCACTGGCGAGCTATTGGACTGCGTGCTCAGGGAGTTCACAACCGTCGAGGCTCTACCCGAGTCTCTGCAAGAAGCCCTCCGAGTGGCCGCACGTCACAAGTACTCCCGACCCGAACAAAGCGTCGAGAAGTACACCCGTATCCATCGCAATGTCCGCAACGGTGTTGTGGGGTATGAGGTAAGCCAAGAGGTCGATATGATCTCCGTGGGCGAAGCCTCGTGGTACCCGACAAACCTTTGTCCGTGGATGTGTCCTACGTGGAACTTGATTCCCGGGGAACATTACGCCCGTGGCATGGTGGAGGATTACGCCGGTGGCTTCGCTAAGCTCAGCAGCCTATCAGAGGCTGGTGCGCTGTACGGTGTCGAGATCATGCGTGTCGTGCACCTCGTCGGTGCTGGTGGAGGCGGTGACGTGGACGATCTGGCCGCAGCCGAGTCAGGTGAATGGGTCCGAGGCGACCCGAACACAGTCGAGGCCCACGAGGCCGGTGACGCTGGCAAGCTCGAAGTCGTCGAGAAGCTGATCGAGCGAGTGCTCGCCCGACTGGCCCGCGCATTCATGTACCAAGGTGGCACACGGGACGCAGAGCGCGTTACCGCGTACGAGTTGCAGCGCGATGCCCAAGAGGCAGAGTACGCGCTGGGCGGGGTGTACAGCACCCTGTCAGGCGGCATTCAGGTGCCGATGGCTCATGTGCTCATGACCGAGGTATCCGAGACCGCCCTCGCCGGAATCATCAGCGGCGACCTTCGCCCGGACGTGACCGCAGGTATCCCCGCACTGGGCCGCTCCAGCGACGTGCAGAACATTCTGCTCGCATCGCAAGAGGCTACCGCAGCCCTTGCACTCGCACAAGTGGACAAGCGGATCGACTCGAAGCGCATCGTCGATGTGGTTCTTGCCGGTCGCAGCATCGACCCCGTGACGATCATGTACACGCCAGAAGAACAGAAGGCCAACGCAGACGCCGAATCGGCGCAGCAGGCCGCTGCCGCGAACATGCAACAAGGCACGACACTTGCGGATCAGCAAGACGCGCTCTCGCAAACCCTGACAGGAGGACTTTAATTGACAACCGCCACCAACGTACCCACCAATGGCTTCCAAGCACCGCCCGCGCCGGGCGCACCAGCCGTGCCGCCCTCGCAACCGCAGGGCGGAGGCTTCAACGTGCCCCCGGCTGGGCCACCTGCCCGTACCCCGGGCAATGGTGAGCCCATCGTGCACACTGGGCAGCAGCCCGGGTATTTGCAGCCGAACCCGGCTCTGACTCCCGGCCAGCAGCCAGCCCAGCAGCCCGCTCAGGCCACCGACTTGTCGGCCCTGGTGGCTGCGCTACAAGCCATTGCACCGCCCAACCTGCCGGGCGCACCCGCTGCACAGCCTACCGAAACCGCACTCCCCGCGTGGGCGTCGAACGGCTTGGCTCAGTTCGATGTGAACGCCGTGGATGATCCGATCATCCGCTCGATGGCGAACATCTTGCAGACCACCGGCAAGGGCCTCGACCTCGACCGCGTGTTGGGACGCGCACTCGCCTACGGCGACCCTGCGCTGATCGACCGTGCGTATCTGGCCGAGAAGGGCGGGGCGAACGCGCCCCAGCTTGCAGAGATTGCCGCAGGCATCGTGCAGGCCGTGAATGCGAAGTCGTCGGCCATCACGAACGAAGTGCATTCGCTCGTGGGTGGTGAGGCAAATTGGAACGCCGCTTCGGCTGCGTTCAACGCCCAAGCTCCGCAGCACCTCAAGGTGGTTGTTGCCACGATGCTCGATTCGACGAACTCGGATCAGATTCGTGCAGCCGCCAAAGTTGTGGCGGAGTTCTCCCGGGCCTCTGGCCTGATCCCTCAACAAGGAGCACCCCTGTTGAACGGTGCTTCCAGCGTCGTCACGGGTCAAGGGTTGAGCAAGGCTGCGTTCCAAGCGGAACTCGCCAAGCTGCGCCCCGACACCCAAGGCTATGAGCAAGCCCGAGAGTCCCTGTTCGCCCGCCGTTCCCTCGGCAAGCGTTCCGGGTTGTAATCCAAACTGAAAGGAAATTGAAACATGCCTGATACCGCATACAATGCCAACCTGTCCCGCAGTCACTGGGCCGGTGCGAACGCCGACCAAGACATCCACCTCGAAGCCTACGAAGGCGACATCGAAGGCTCGTTCCGAGTCGAATCGCTGTTCCGCTCCAGCGGCCTGACGAACTACAAACCCGTCGCCGGTCGCTCGAACACGTGGCGCGGTGATCGCGTCGGTGGCGCAGTTGTGAAGGGCCGTAAGGCCGGTGAGGCGCTGGACAGCACCCGCATCGTGAACGAGAAGGTCCTCATCACTGTGGACACGACCTCGTACATCCGTACGCCCGTGGACTACCAAGACGACTGGACCGCACCGGACTTCCAAGCCGAGTACAGCCAAGAGCACGGCTCCGCGCACGCCAAGGCGTTCGACCAAGCCCACCTGATCCAACTGATCAAGGCAGGCTCGTGGGCTGCCCCGGCCTCGCTGAAGGCCAGTGGCGCATTCAACGATGGCATCCGCACCGTGATGGCTGGCTACAACGCCGCCGTTGCGCTGAACACCGAAGCCGGTCGCGAGACCGCTGCCGACCTGCTGGTGCAAGCCCACAAGAACGCGCTCGCCGTGTTCGTGAAGCGTGACCTCGGCGGTTCGCTGGCCGAGTTCTCGACCCTGATCGAGCCCGATGCGTTCAACATCCTGCTGGACCACAAGAAGCTGATGAACGTCGAGTTCCAAGGCGGCTCCAGCGACAACAGCTTCGCGCACCGTCGCGTGGCTGTGCTGAACGGCCTGCGCGTGGTGGAGACGCCCCGCTTCCCGACCGCCGCCATCCCGGCGCACTTCCTCGGCACGAACTTCAACGTGACAGCCGACGAAGCCAGGGCCCGCATGGTCCTGTTCCACCCGCGCAAGACCCTCGTCACTGTGGAAGCACAGGGCATGGTCGCTCGCGTCTGGGACGACAAGGCCGAGTTCGCGAACGTGCTGGACTCGTACTGCATGTACACCGTGGGCCTCAAGCGCGGTGACGCATCGGCAGTGATTGCCACGGACTGATCAAGTCCAAACCCAAAGGGGACCATTCCGAAAGGGTGGTCCCTTTTTACGTTAAAGGACATCATGAAACTTCTCGACGCAATCAATCTGGTGATGCCGAAGCTGGGCGAGCGCCCGGTCACGTCTCTCACCGCAAAGCATCCGACCCTCGGCATTCTGTTGCCCATCGTGAATGCCAACCTCGAACGCACCCTGAACAAAGGGTGGTGGTTCAACGAATTCGACTACACGGCACACCCCGGCACCAGCGGCGAGATCGCCATGGGCCGCGATGTGCTCTCCTTCGTCCCAGACTCCTGCATGAGTGCAGTGCTACGGGGGAACAAGCTGTACAACCCCGACACACTGTCGTACGTCTTCGCGGCCCCTGTGAAGGGCCGCGTACGTCAGCAGGTGCCCTTTGACGAGTTGCCCGAGTCCGCTGCGCAGTACGTGTTCATGTCTGCCCTTGTGGAGGCGTACGCGACCGACCTTGGCGTGACTACCGAGCTTCAGCTTTGGCAGCAGCAGGCTTCCGGTGCTTGGTCCGACCTGCTCGGCGAGCACCTGCGGCAGAAGAAACACAACACCCGCAAGAACGGGAACTGGCGGCGTTTGGTCCGCGCAATGCAAGGATGATCCATGAGCACGTTTGAATCCCCGTACAAGTCGTTGCTGCAAGGGGTATCCCAGCAGCTACCCGAGGAACGCCTGCCCGGTCAAGTGACCTCGCAGACGAACATGGTCTCTGACCCCGTGACGAACCTGCGCCGCCGTCCCGGTGTCGTGATGCGCAAGGCGTGGGGGTGGGTAGGCGCGGACGCGGAGCACGTGCTATCTTGGTTCACCGATCTTGGCGGTGCGCGGGTGCATATCCTCCTGAATACCCGCACCGGCAACATCCGCATGCTCGACGAGAACTTCGTAGAGGTGGCAAACCTCGCCGGCGGGGAGTACCTCACTACCACCGACAACCGCTCGATTCGTGCAGCGGCGGTAGGCACAGAGTTCTTCATCGCGAACACGGCCATCAAGCCCGCCATAACGCCCGGTACGAACGGGGCGGACCCAGCGAACTCAGGGTTCTTCTACGTCACCGCTGGCGCATTCGGGCGGGCGTACACCGCCACCGTCACGTGGGCTGACGGTGAACTCACAGCAAGCTACACAACCCCGGGTGGCACTGGGGCCGGTGATGCTGCCATGGCTACGCCTGAGTACATCGCGACCCAACTGGCCGCACAGTTGAGCGGCACCACACTGACCCAGATTCGGCTGACCGGGTTTAACTTCCAGCTATACGATGCCGGAGGCCGCCCAGCCACACCTCCAGCGGGGTACACGGCGACCCTACAAGTGAACACGGGCACCGCGTTCGCCCCGGTGTGGACCAATGTGACCTTCCCGTACACGAACACGCCTGACTTCTTCTCACGCGGCAACCTACGGGTGCGGTCGTTCTGGCCGCACACGGATGTGTGGGACTTGATCACGTCACGCCAGTTCACGTTGCAGACGAGTGTGCAGTTCGAGGCGAGTACCGTATCTGGGTTCATCCCGGGTATCGCCAGAAGCGCAACGGTGTCTGTTACGGATCTCTGGGGCTCCAGTGGGGTGCAGACGGCCATGTACGGGGTAGCGGACTTCACAAGTGCCGTAACCCTGCCAGCAGGGCCTGTGTTGATCATTCAGCGGGAAGGCCCGTACGTGTTCATATCACGGAGCGGGGCCATCTCGGTGAACACGTCTGTAGGCTCACAGTACATGCTCGCCTCGCGTGGCGGCAACCTGCGCTCTACAGGGGACTTGCCAGCTAAGCTACCGCCAGCGGCGGATGGCTACTTGCTGCGTGTGGGCACTGGCCCCGCCTCGGTGTTCTACAGGTTCAACTACAACACGTCCGAGTGGTTGGAGGACTCTGCGTACCTATCACCCGTGTCAATCGGGCGGTGCCCGGTAAGTGTGATGCGCGACAAAGCTGGTCGGTGGGTCGTGAATTTTCAATCGTTCGAGGGGCGCCGAGCCGGTGACGACGAGACCAACGCAACGCATGCATTCATACGCGACGGGATCACAGGTATGGCGACATACCAAGGCCGGTTAGTCCTCATGTCAGGTCCGATGGTGTCACTGTCGGCGGCAGGGCATCCGCGCAGGTTCTACCGTAGCACAGTGACGAACGTGGTGGCTAGCGATACCATTGAGATCGGGAGCGGTATGAACAGTGCTGCGGCGTACGAGTGGGCCGTGCAGTTCAACAAGGACCTGCTGCTGTTCAGCCGCGCATATCAGGCGCTGATTCCATCAGGGAACACCGCCATCAGCCCGACGAACGCAGCGGTCGTCCCAACATCCTCGCACGAGACAGACACCACGTCAGGCCCAATCACAGCCGGGCGTACCCTGATGTACTGCAACCCCCGCTCGGAGGACTTCTTCGGCGTGCTGGAGATGCTGCCCTCGAACTACACGGACTCGCAGTACACGTCGCAGGACAGCACCCCGCACCTGCCGAAGTACATGGGCGGTCGCTGCCGGTTCGCTGTGTCGTCAGGCGTGGCCTCGCTGGCACTGTTCGCACCCAGCGGCGACACACGCTCCCTGATCGTGCACGAGTACCACTGGGACGGCGACACGAAGGTGCAGCAGTCGTGGCATCAGTGGACGTTTGAGTACCCTGTGGCGTCCGCGTACTTCGCGGGCGACATGATCGTGCTGGCGTTCGTTCGGAACGGTATGATCGTCCTAGGCACGATAGACCCGCGTGCTGGGGCACTGAACGCCCAGTCCGAGCGCCGACCGTTCCTCGACCTGAACGTGACTGCCGAGATCGTGGACCATGTGATCACGGTCCCTGCGTGGATGCTGACGTTCGACCCGGCCATGGTTGCCAAGCTGAAGCCCGTGGTGCTGTCTGGGAGCCTCGCAGGCGAGTACGTGGGGGCTACCCCTCAACCCGGTGGCGCAACGCTGCGTACGGCCCTCTCGTGGCCGTCTGGGGGCGTAGGGCTGGGCCTGCCGTATTACAGCGGCGTGACCCCCGGCCCGCCCGTGGTGACGGACTACGCGAACGAGGTCATCCACAGCGGCAAGGCCACCCTGCTCCGCTACCTGCTGGGCACCCGGAACTCGTCTGAGTTCAAGGTCTCCGTGTCGGACGACTTCAGCATGGCTGAGCACATGGATGCGCCCACAATCACGTGGGCAAGCCCTGAGCTTGAGCTAGGGGTCGCGCCGTTCAGCAAGAAGGCAAGCGTCATCGTACCGTGCAGGACCGAACTGCGGAGCACGGCAATGGAGGTGTTCACGACCGGCACCGGCGAGTTGAACATCACGTCTCTGGAATACGTGGGCAAGCACCACGCGAAGATCAAGAGGAAGTAATATGGAACTGGAGCTTAGTGCGCTGCATGCGCTGACTACACCGAGCGAGCGCCGTGAGGCTATCGTCGGACTGGAGGGGGCCATGATCGAGGCGGGCAGCTTGCCCCCGGAATCATGCCCAGTGCTGCACCACTTCGCCCCGGGCTCCTACGCCCGTGAGATGCTGCTGCCGAAAGGCATCCGCGTCGTGGGCAAGATTCACAAGCACGCGCACATCAACGTCATATCGGCGGGGTGTGTGGTCGTGTTCACTGAGAACGAAGGTGTTCTCACACTGCGGGCTCCGTACACGTTCGTCTCCACACCGGGGACGAAGCGTGCGGTGTTCGCCATCGAAGATACCGTGTGGACCACGGTGCATGTGACCGACAAGACGTGCCTCGCCGAGATAGAGGCCGAGGTCATTGCAACAGATTTTAAGGAGCCACTATGACATGGTTTGCAGCAGGAGCAGCCGCCATCTCGGCGGTAGGGACCGTCGCGAGCAGCGCGAGTGCCGCCCGCTCAGGGCAGCGTACCGCTAACGCAGTCAGCCTCGCCGAGGGTAAGGCCATCACGAAGGAGCGTCTGAACCAGACGATCCGTAACTCGTACAGCACGGCCCTTGGGCAGATGCAGCTTGCCATGCAGAAGCGGCAGTTGACCCAGCAGGGTGCAGACATCAGCGCAGCCCGGCTGATGGCGAAGGGGGACGCAGATGCGAACACCGCCGCCAGTGGCAGTGTAGGTGCCAGTGTGGACGCTGTGTCCGCTGACATCGACATGAAGGCCCAGACCGCGCTCGACATGACTGAAGAACAGTACGAGAACTCGGTCGAGAACTACAACCGGGACTTGCAGATGATGGTGTTGAACACCAACGAGAGCACCCCGAACGTCAACCCGAACACGTACAACGGCCCAAGCATGGGCAGCATCGTGGGCGGTGCCATCCTAGGGGCCGGGGCGCAGTTCGCGGGGCAGTACGCCTCGCGTAAGATGTCCCTAGGCCTAGGCCCCCGGGCCGGTGGCGGCACAGGTGGCGGCATCAGCCTATCCAGCCCAGCCGGGCTCGGCCTGCGGTACGGTACCCAGCGATCCAAATTTTAAGGAGCACCTATGGTGACACGGAATTATCAGGCACCTGAGTTCAACGTGCAAGACCGCCGCACGGTGGAGCAGCGCGATGTGGCTCAGGCCGACACCCGCGTAAAGCCCATCGCCGTTGGCGACGACTCGTGGCGGGACCGGCTGCTGGAGGACATCGCGGGCGTGGGCTCGAAGGTGTTGAACCAGATGGCCGACATCGAGTACAGCAACCTGTACCTAGAAGGGCAAGCTGCCGCTGGGCAGGTTGAGTCCGAGGACGAGTTGCAGGGCAACCCGCTGACCCGCGACTGGAAGCTCGCAGGCTACCGGGACACCATGGGCAAGCTCGCGCTGTCCGACATGGAGGCGACCCTCGCGGTGGACATGATGTCCCTGCGCGAGAAGTCCCCCGAGGAGATGCAGCGTTACCTCGCGAAGCGCCGTGCGAAGTTCCTCCCCGGGATGAACAGCATGAGCCGGGAGGCGCGTGCCACTTCCGCCGGGCAGTTGCTGTTGCAGGAGCGTGCGGCGATCAAGATGCACACGAGCGAGCACACGAAATTCATCATCGAGAAGAAGGCGCAGGCGATCACCTCGCAATTCGACACGAGCATCCGGGGCCTTCAGTCTGCGGTGCTGCTTAGCTCGCTGCCGAACTCGGAGATCACCCCGGACGCATTGGCCGAGCGCATCCGGGGCACCGTTGGAACCATGGTGGGCAGTATCTGGCTTGACCCGAGCCTGCCTGAGGACGTGAAGCGCCAACTGACTGTTGAGGCCACGCAGCGTGCACTCGCGGATGACATCGTGCCGCTGTACGACTACATCGCGAACAACGAGGTCCCTGACGGTAAGGGTGGCATGAGCACGATGCTCAGCCGCTTGGATGGTGAGGAGCGTACCAAGCTGTCCAATGCGTACCGGGAGTCCATGGCCCGCACGAAGGACCAGCGGAACCTGCACCGGCACGCACAAGTCGCAGACCTTGAAACACAGATAGACAACGGGGCATACCAAGGGGACTACGCGCACCTCACAAGCGTGCTCGACCCGATGGTGCTGCACAAGAGCATCACAGGTGAGAAGCGGCAGAGCCTCATCGCCAAGTTCCTCGACGGGCAGTACAAACGCGCCAAGCAGGGCGGGCTGGCCGAGGCGTACCTACGTGGAGACCTTCAGGCCATACTCGGCTCAGGCGGCACTGTCGCTGAAGGTGTGGAGGCACTGGAGGCCACCATGGCACGGAACGGCTTCAGCCCAGAGAAGCGTCTGAGCACGTGGCTCACGGCAGGCGTGCAGGGCATGGAGGGCGGCTTCAAGAAGGCCGGTGAGCAGCTTGGTGTGGCACTGCGCCAGATTCGCCAGCCTGACGGTACGGTGCTCCCGCAGCACTTGGAGACCTTCAAGGCCGTGAACGCCGCCCTGCGGCAGGCCGAGGCGAACGGGCACGCGAACACCCGGTCGCACCTGCTGTCCGGCTTGAACGAGGCCGACCGCATGTACGCCGAGCGCATCTTCGCCATGACCTCTGGCAGCAGCCCGATGTCGTTCGACGACGCAGCACTGCGTGCGAAGGACCTTGAGACGAAGGAAGCCCAGATGACCCCCGCACTGCGTGCGGCGGCATCCGCCACGCAGGCCAGCGAAGTGAGCACCCAGATTGCAACCATCGAGCCGATTGGCCTGCTGGGCACGTTCTGGAACGGTGTAAAGTCGCTGGTGGGACTCGGCGACGGGCTGGCCGATCTGCGGCCTAAGACGTACATCGGGGCCGAGGGATCGTTCGACGCGCTTGGCCGCAACTGGGACGACGATGACGCTACCGTGCGCTTCTACACGAACGCCGTGCAGCAGGAACTGTCCGCCGAGGCAAGCCATGTCATGCTGACGCACCCGGGTGCGAAGTCCGGCGAAGTGCTGAACACGGCCCGGGGGGGCCTCATGGCCCGCACGGTGCAGACGAAGCACGGCCCGGTGTTCTTGCCGCGCAACACGGACACGCAAGCCCTGTTCGGAGTGCCTGCCGCGATGCAGAGCCTCGTCGGTAAGAGCATCGAGAGCATCCTGCCTGAGAGTAAGGCCGGGAGCCGCTGGGAGATCAAGTACAGCGAAGGTGCAGGCCTGCTGGCTACCGAGCGGGACAAGACCGGCGTGCGTATCCGCGAGACGCTGCTGGCCCCGAGCGAGATCAAGGCAGGGGTGATGCGCCTGCAAGAGCGCAACCTGAAGCAGGCCGATGAGCGCATGGGCAAGGGCAGGACGGTGAAGGCCGATGGGGTCACGCTGAACTACTCAGGCCGCAACTCAGCAGGCGTGGAGTACGACTGGATGTTCGACTACCGCACGAACCTCGTGAACCATGAGGGTGTGCGCGGTGTTGCGTACGACGACCTGTCCGGGAAGCTGGACAAGGATGGGAACCGCATTCGCACCGTGGGTGTAGGCGTGTCGTCTCACAACCCGCACTTCCCGAAGGAAGTCGGGCCTGATGGTCGTGTACCGGACCATGCGATCCAACGCGCGTTCATCGAAGCGTCGAACGACGCCGCTGAGGCCGGGGCACGTGAGGCCCGCAACGTAGGCGTGTTCAACAAGTCAGGCTTCATGCTGATGTCGGAACTCGCGTATCAGTCAGGCACCGCGTTCCTGTCGCAACGGAACAGCACCGGCGAAGCGTACCGCAAGTTCGCACTGGCGCTGGCCTCGCGTAATTCGCAGGCAGCACAAGAGGCGTTCAAGCGTACCGCTGCATGGCGCTGGAGCCGAGACCCCAAGAACCCTTCGGTCGTCACACGACGCCAGAAGGCTTATCTCGATATGATCGAGCGAACCACAAAGGAGTAATTCAATGGTAGAACGTACAGTCATCGACGGCCCTTACGGCTACGAGCGGGTGCCGGTGCCCAACAACACCGAGCCCGCGCTGGCGGGCGGTGCAGCAGTGATCCCCGATGGCCCAGAAGTTCCCATCAACGACTTTGTGCTGCGGGACCAGCCGGGCTTCGCTGAAGCCCGTGCTGCCCGCGATGCGCGACTCGCACGCCCCGATGCCTCCTTGCTGGAGAGCATGGGCGCTGCGGTGTCGCAGTGGTCTGCGACGAAGTTGGTGGACCGTATCGCACGGCCCAGCTTCGACGACGAGATTAAGTTCGGCCCGGCTGAACGGGCCGAGTACCTGTCGCAAGTGCCGATGGCCTTGACCGAGGACGAGCTGGAATTCGCCAACAGCGTGATGACCGGGGACAAGTCCGCAGCTTACGCTATCCAGACCATCAAGGACCAGCGGCAGGCGGTGGAGGTGATGGGCGACCACCCTGTCGGGGCATTCATCGCGTCCTTCGGGGACCCGGTGTGGCTTGCTATCCCTCCAGCCATCCGCGTAGGAGGCCTTGCAGGCCCCGCTGGGCGTGCTGTAAGTGCCGGCACATCCGCAGGTATTGCCGGTGGTGTTACAGCCGCTGGTGAGGGGCCTACGAGCGACCAGACCATCGGCCTGTCCATGCTGATGGCTGGCGCAGCCGGTGGTGTGTTCTTCCGCAACGGTGCCATGGTACCACGTGATCCGACATTCCCCGCCGAGCAGTTGAACAACATCACGCGGGCTGTGGAGGACTCCATCAAGCCCCGGTACAAGCTGAACACGGATGGGACCCGCACCCTGCTGACGGAGCGTCCGCAGTCGCCGCTGCACCCCACCGCCCAGCACGCACCCGCCGAGGTTGCCGAGGCTGTGGAGACCGCCCTGAACGCTGACGCGAAGTCACGCGGCTGGGGTGAGACCTTGCAGTGGAACATGCGCAAGACCATGGGCAGCTACGGCGAAGCGGGCAAGCGTGTGGCCGACCTGCTGTACGACAACAACAGCGACCTCTCACGCACCAGTGTGGAGGCGCACCGCGAAGCGATCCTGCACGGGCTGCGTCAGGGCCAAGTCGAGTACGAGGACCTGCTGCGGGCACACATGGCCGAGCGCGGTGCAGGCTGGCTGCGTATGGCGAATCCGCTGACGAGCCGTGAGGCACACGCCACGCAGCGTAGCATCGAGCGCGAGGTGCAGCGAGAACTGTTCCGCCGTGACCAACTCAGCCGCAACGGTGCGACGTCGGTTGACGCAGCCGTACCGCCGACGCCTATCACCAAGATGGCCGACGCGCTGGACCGCATGCACAAGAAGGCACTAGCCGAGATGAAGGCCGCAGGTGTCGAGGGTGCCGAGGAACTGCTGGAGCGTGCAGGCTACCTGAACCGCAAGTGGAGCAGCCAAGCTATCGACAACGTGCTCGACCGCCTAGAGGCGCGTGGGCTGACCCGCGAAGCTGCGACGGCCCGTGTGACTAGCCTCGTGGCCTTGAGTCTGCGCCGTGCGAACTCGACGATGGATGCGGAGGTAGCCGACCAGATCGGCGGGGCCATCGTGAACCGCTCGCTCCGCAAGGGGTACTTCGAGGACGGCGCATTCAACGGCGCTGGCGACAAGGCGATGGGCGAGATGCGCGATGTGCTCAAGAGCAGCGGCATGAGTCCCGAGGATGTGGAGCGTGCGATGGATGTGCTCCGCGTCGAGACGGATGAGGCTGGTAAGCAGGGCCTGCTGAAGCGCCGCATGGACTTGGACTACCGAGCAACCCTGCGCGTAGGCGACGAGAACATCAGCATCATGGACCTGATCGACTCGAACGTGTCGAGCATCGTGGATCAGTACAACAAGCAGGTCGCCACATCGGCGGCGTTTGCCCGCAGCGGCCTACCGAAGCGCACCGACATCATGAAGCTCCGCGAGGACCTGCTGCGTGACACCCCGGTCGCGCAGCGTGAGGCGGCGAAGGACTTGTTCGACAACACGATGGACTACTACCGAGGCGCACCGAGCGGGGCGAAGATGAACGAGAACTTCCGGCTGCTTCAGCAGTACGGTCGCACGATCTCGCTCCCGTGGTCAGGCCTGTGGCAGGCGACTGAGTACGCGAACATCATGGCGAAGTACGGCCTGCGCAAGACGCTGGCTGTTGCGATCCGGGAGTTCCCCGGGTTCAAGCAGCTTCTGAAGCCGGATGCGCCCACAGCGAACTCGCTGAACACGGTGCTGTCTGACTGGAGCGTGCAGTCCCTGCGGCTGCGCCCGTACCTGTCGCGCTACGAGGACGGCTACGACATGGACAGCACGAGCGCCCTGAATCTATCCGCGCAATCGTGGGGCAACGCAGTGCCGTTTGCGAACGGCATGAAGTACGTGCACCACCACCAAGCGAAGCTAGTGGGCAACCTGATCCTAGACCGGCTGGATATGGCCGCGAAGGGTGATGCAAAGGCCCGCGCCGCGATGCAACGGTACGGTATAGAGTCGCCCGTAATGGACAAGCTGGCCGCAGAGATTAAGGCTCACGGCTTCAACGTCGATAAGTGGTCCGATGATGTGTGGGCGCAGGTGCGCCCCGGTGTGTCGAAGATGATGGATTCATCCGTCCTCAAGGGCAGGCTCGGCGACATGCCAGCATTCGCTGCATTTGATCCGGTGGGTAAGTTCGTGTTCACGTACCGCACGTTCGTGCTGGTTGCGCACAACAAGAAACTCTCCGGTGAATTGGCCCGCGAAGGTTCGAGCGCCGTTGGCCTCATCATGCTGTATCAGTTCCCGCTCGCAATGGCGGCAGTTCAGGCACAGAGTGTGATCAAAGGCGAAGGCCTGCTGGATGCTGAGGCGCTCGTCAAGAAGTCCATCGGACAGATGGGCGGGCTCGGCCTGTTCAGTGAGCCACTGAAGTGGGCCACCGGCGAATCGAATAGCGTAGGGGCACCCGCCCTTATCCCCGTTGACCGGGGTGTGAAGCTGGTTCAAGGTGGCCTGCACATGGACCCGGGAGCGGTGGGTAACGCCGCACTTACGATGTTCCCAGTCGTATCAGCCATGCCCTTTGTGCGTGGAGTTGCAAACATGGTAAAGGAGTAAACATGGCATTGAGCACCCAGAGCGTCACATCTAACGGCACTCTGGTGCTGCTTGACCTGAGTATCGACTACATCACCCGCGACGAGATCAGCGTGTTCTTCGATTCCCTCCCCGCACCCAGCGCAAGCTGGGCGTGGGTGGGGAACACCGAGAAGAAGATCACGTTCTCGCCTGCGGTGGCTAGTGGAGTGCGAGTGCTCGTCAAGCGCACCACTAACATTTCAAAACTGCGGCACGAGTTCTCGCTCGGCGCTGCGTTCATCTATCGGACCCTCGACGAGGACCTGAAGCAGGTTCTACACATCGCGCAGGAGGCGTCGGAGGCTAACTTCTCTGGTAACTTCTTCGTTCCGATCAACATGCACGGGAACCGCCTCACCGAGGTTGGCGCCGGTGTTGATCCATCCGACGCGGCGACTGTCGGCCAACTCGGCAGCTACCGGACCGACGCTGCGGCCTCTGCCGCTGCTGCTGCGCAGTCCGTCATCGCCGCGGCTGCCGCCTCGCGCCTTGGGATCGGCACCGTCACGACTGGCGCACCGGGCACGCCCGCTGCTGTTGAGATCGTTGGCGCTGCTGGTGGGCAGTCGCTGAACTTCCAGCTTCCGCGTGGGGCTACCGGCCCCGGCGTCCCCGCTGGTGGTAGCACCGGCCAGATGCTGCGCAAGGTTGACGGGACCGACTACAACCTCGCATTCTTCGACATCACGAAGGCCACTGTTGGTCTCGGTGACGTGGATAACACGTCCGACGCCACGAAGCGCCTGACGCTCGTCACCAAGACCAGCGCCACGGGTGCTGCGGCCATGCCTGCTGGCACGACCGGGCAACGCCCTGTTGCTCCTGTGTACGGTGATCAGCGTGCTAACTCCACGCTGAACATCATGGAGTGGTTCAACGGCACCGCGTGGGTCCCCATGGGCGGCGGTGCCACTGGTGCCCCCGGGAACGCAGTGTTCCACGAGAACGACCAAGCGGTGACGGCGAACTACACGATCACATCCGGTAAGCACGCCATGTCGGCAGGCCCCATCACAATCAATCCCGGCATCACCGTCACGGTGCCCGCTGGGTCAGTCTGGAGCATTGTATGACATCAGTAATTCGCGGGAGCGACAACTTTGACTCGGCTGGCGGCAACGCCGTCAAGGCTTGGGTAAACTTCAACGGCACAGGCACGCCAGCAATCCGCGCAGCGTTCAACGTGAGTTCCATTACGGATCACAATACCGGTGACTACACAGTGAACTTCGCCACAGCGATGCCTGATGCGAATTACGCGGTCGCAGGCTCTGCGGGTACGGGTACAGTGACAACTCAGGCCACGACTATGAACGACCACGGTAAAACGACGGCTGGTTTTAGGGTTCGGGTTGGGGATACCGCCGGTGCTGGAGTAGATCGTGCACACGTCCAACTCATTTTCTGCCGCTAAGGAGACACCATGAGCACAATCAAAGCCAACCAATGGCTGAACCCCGACAACACTGAGAACTACAAGTGCCGTGCATGGGTGAATTTCAACGGGACCGGGACCGTAGCCATCCGGGCCAGCGGCAACGTGTCGAGCATCACCGACAACGGTCCCGGCGACTACACGGTGAACTTCACCACCGCGATGCCTGATGCGAACTACGCTGCCGTGAGTACGGGGGCGGACGCAATCACTCTGACCACGCGGACTAGTACGGCACCGACCGTCTCGGCTGTGCGCCTAGACGGTCGCGGTCACGATGGCGCTAACTACGACGTGCCGCACGGGCATATCGCCATCTTCCGCTAAGGAGCCACCATGAGCACAATCAGAACAGATACCCTCACGAACGCCGCAGGCACGAAGTCGGTCCCAGTAGCAACGGTGGTCGATGGAAGCGCGAAGGCGTGGGTTAACTTCAACGGCACAGGCACGGTTGCTATTCGTGCCTCGTTCAACGTGAGTTCCATTACGGACAACGGCCAAGGTGACTACACGGTTAACTTTACGAATGCAATGCCTGATGCGAATTATGCGGCGCAGGTTCTTAGTCAGGGAACAGCTTCACTGGTGTGGGATAGCGGCATGGCGTTTTCCCCCTCTAGTTACCGATACAGGCTAGTTAACGCCAGTGCCGGCACTGGTGTTGATAACGCTAACCAGTGCGTCGCCATCTTCCGCTAATCCATAGGAGCTAATCTAATGTCAACCGAAAAACGAATCGTCTACACCCGCCCTGATGGTGGTCTCTCCGTCCTCGTCCCCGCGCCCGGTGTGCCGCTGGAGCGTCTGCGTGCAGACCTCCCCGAGGATGCCCTCGACCCCAAGGTCGTTGACGCCGCCGATCTCCCCGCAGACCGCGTGTTCCGCGATGCGTGGTGCCGGTGCCCCTCCAAGGGTGCCCGCGTCGATGTGGCCCGCGCCAAGGATGTGTGCCACAACGCCCGCCGAGCCAAGCGTGCAGCCGAGTTCGCCCCGCTGGATGTTGAGGCCACCGTGCCCCACCTCGCGGCTGGTGCTGAGGCCAAGCGCCGAGCTGTGCGCGGCAAGCACGACGCACTGCAACGCCGCATCGACGCCGCTACCGACGAGGCTGGCCTCAAGGCTGTCCTCGCCGGACTGTGATCATCACAGCAGCCACCGCGCTGCTGTACCCGTTGGTCATTCAGTTCAAGCGCGGCGGCTGGCGGCGCTGGGTGTGCGCAGTCCCCGCGTACTTCGTGTTCGTCCTCGACCTCGTGGCGAACTACACGGAGCTAGCGTGGGCGCTGGGCTGGCCCCTCAAGGGCGAGTACACAATCTCGCGCCGCATCCGCCGCACGGCCCAAGGCCTGCACGGTGAGACACCCGCGCAGGTCCGCCTCGCCAAGGCCGTTCAGGTTTACCTCGACGCCTTCGAGGCAGACGGGAAGCACTGATGGCCGCACTACCCACCAGCCTTCGGGTGAATGGTAGGGTAGTGCGCCTACGTCCGCTGCCTGAGAAGCGCATGCAGGGGGCCTATGGCCTCTGGCATGAATCTCGGAACCGCATCGACTACCGCACTCGACTCGCCGCTGACATCAAGCGCGACACGATCTTGCACGAACTCATGCACGCCATCCGATCCTTACAGGGCCGTGAATACGGCGGTGAGGTCGAAGAAGATTACGTCCGCTCACTCGCGACAGGACTCATCGGAGTCTTCGACGATAATCCAGAGTTTGCCGAATGGCTACTCAAGAAGTAAAGGCCACCACCTATGACTCAAGCTGCATCAATGGGCGACCTCCAAGACCTTCACAGTCTGGTCGCCAAGTCGTTCAAAGTGCGCATCACACAAGACCTTGAGGACAAGCTCCCCACCGACGCTGCTACGCTCGGTGCCGCGATCAAGTTCCTCAAAGACAACAACGTCTCGGCTGACCCCGCAGACAAGGAAGACCTGAACCACCTGCGCGAGTCCCTGACCGCTGCACGTGAGGCCCGTGCGCTGGCTCGCAAGAACCGCGCATCCAATGTCGTCGCCATGGCAGACCATGATCTGCGGCAGGTGAACGGATGAGTCCCGAACAGCGGTTCGCAGCCGTACGGGAACTCGCCGAGCAGTACGAGGACTTCCGGGACTTCGCGCTAGACGGCATGGCGTTCCTCGGCTTCCCGCTGACGGACGTTCAAGAAGACATCGCTGAGTTCATGCAGCACGGCCCACGCCTTCGCATGGTTATGGCTCAGCGTGGCGAAGCGAAGACCACCCTCGCGGCACTGTTCGCGATCTGGTGTATCATCCACCGCCCGAGCACCCGCGTGCTCATCATCTCTGCCGGTGAGGACAACTCGTCCGACACCGCTACGCTGATCGTTCGACTGATCCTGAACTGGGACATCCTCGAATGCCTGCGCCCTGACCGCCACGCTGGCGACCGCACCTCGACGGATGCGTTCGACGTGCACTGGTCCATCAAGGGCCTCGACCGCTCGCCCAGCATCGCCTGTGCCGGTATCACCTCGAACCTGCCCGGTCGCCGCGCTGACTTGCTCATCCCCGATGACATCGAGTCGAACAAGAACGGCCTGAATCCCACGCAGCGTGCGCAACTGCTGCACCTGTCCAAGGAGTTCTCGTCTATCTGTACGCACGGCGATATCCTGTACTTGGGCACGCCCCAGTCTAAGGACTCGATATACAACACCCTGCCGGGCCGTGGCTTCACTATCCGCATCTGGCCGGGTCGCTACCCGACCGAGGACGAGGAAGAAAAGTACGCGGGTCGCCTCGCGCCCCTGATCGTTGAGCGCATGCAGGCTAACCCCTCGCTGCGCACTGGCGGTGGTATCGACGGCACTCGCGGCCAGCCAACCGACCCGGGTCGATACACGAACGTGGACCTGATCGAGAAGGAACTCGACAAGGGGCCGGAAGACTTCCAGCTTCAGTACATGCTCGACACCTCGTTGGTGGACGCACTGCGCCAGCAGCTTCGGCTGTCTGACCTGATCGTCGCGAACTTCGGGCGCGAGCTTCTGCCCGAGATCGTCGGGTGGCAGGCCACGAACGCGCTGGCCGTACCGCTCGGCCCTGAGTTCCCTGTGACCATGGCGAAGATGTACTACGCCCCGGCGTATCAGTGCAACCTCGTCGCGCCTAAAGACGTGTTCATGTTCGTGGACCCGGCTGGCGGCGGCACTGACGAGATCGGCTTCGGCGTGTCCTGCGCACTCGGCCCGTACATCCACCTGCTAGACGCGGGCGGCTTGAAGGGCGGCTTGAACGAGGCCACCGAGCGCGAGCTTGTGGACATCGTGCGGCGGAACAAGGTGCTGCGCATCAAGGTGGAATCGAACATGGGCCACGGCCTGTTCGAGATTTCCCTTCGCGCCATCTTCTCGAAGCACCCGGACCTCGCGCATCTGGCTACGGCCATCTCTGGTGAGTACAGCACGAACCAGAAGGAAAAGCGCATCATCGACTCGATGGTGAGCGCGATGCAGCGGCACCGGGTTGTTGTGCACCAGCAGGTGTTCGACAGCGACGTGAAGTACAACAAGCAGCACAGCCTCGAACAGCGCACGCACCGCAGCCTGTGGTATCAGATTGCGAACATCACGACCGACCGGCAGTCGCTGGTAAGTGATGACCGCATTGAAGCCGCAGCAGGCGCGATTCGCGAGTTCAAGCACGTCCTAGACAAGGACGAGCACAAGGCAGCAGCCGCTCGGCAGGAAGCAGCGCACGCAGAATACATGGCCGACCCGATGGGCTACGGCATAGCGCCCTCCCAACTGGGACGAGGTACACGACGAACTTTGGACTCTCGCGTACAACGCAGGGTATCCCACTCAAGACGGAGGTAGAATGGACAAGCACTGGAGCCTGCCCGCATACGTGACGGCGGGGTTGACCGCCTTCGCAGGATGGATCAACTTGGAGAAGGCCGCTGTGCTCATCGGTATTGCAACCGCACTCGGCACATTCATCATCAACTGGTACTACAAGGCACGGGAGCATCGCATCCTCGTGAAGCGCTATGGCAAAGATCACTAATCGCGTGGTGGCGGTGGCTGGGGCAGGCGTGCTCGCTTTGGCGGGCACCCTGCTCCCCAGTCTTAAAGGCACCGAGGCGATCAAGAAGCACGAGGACGTGCGGTACGCCGCGTACTACGACGCCGTGCAGGTCCCGACGATCTGCTACGGCAGCACCCGCGACGTGTACATCGGCCAGCGAGCAGACCCGCAGGAGTGCGACAAGCGCCTGCGGGAAGACCTCATGGTCGCCCACCGGGGCGTCGTGCGCTCCGTCAAGCGGCCCATCACGCAGAGCCAGTACGACGCGCTCGTGAGCTTCACGTTCAACGTGGGCACCTCCGCGCTGCACAACAGCACGCTCGTGCGCAAGCTGAACGCCGGGGACTGCCTAGGCGCTGCCCGGGAGTTCTCGCGCTGGGACAAGGCCACGAAGCCGAATGGCACCGTGGTGGTCCTGCGGGGCCTCACCACCCGCCGCGCTGATGAACGGCGCATGTTCGAGCAAGGATGTTCCGCATGGTGAAATACATCATCGCCGCCCTGACGCTCGGCCTCGCAGGAGCCCTCACATGGGGTTTCTACGAGGCGGGTAAGGCCGAGGTAGCCCAGACTCGTCTGGAGGCCACTGAGGCCGATCTGGAGGCTTCCCGGGCCACTGTGGCAACCCTTGAAGCTGCGGCCAAGCGCCGCACGCAGGTGGGTCGCGCTCAGGCTGAGGCCCGTGCGAAGGCTACCGCAACCGTCCGCGCTGAGCGGGCAGAACTGGACTTGAATGAAGAAGCTCGCCCTACTGGCACTCCTGCTCAGCTTGCTGGGCTGCGCGACCTCGCCGAAACCGGCAACGCCGCAGTTCGAGCCGCCAGCGAGTTGCCTTGAACCCGCGCAGGAAATCCCTGCGCCTCTGGCTGACCTGTACGCTTACGCCGCTGATCTCATCGTCCTGCTCACGCAGGCTGGTGTACAGCGCGAGCAGTGCCGTGCAGCCTTGAACGATCTCGCCACCCCGGACACCGCTACGGGTACTGGCATTCCATCGCGGTAAACTGAAAGGAACCACCATGTCTCTCGTCACCAACACCGGCACCACCGCCGAGATCGTCACCCTGTACGACGCCGCCGCTCGCCTCGAAGTCATGCTGCGCCAGTACAAGGACGGCTCCGCACTGGGCGGCGCAACGCACAAGCCGGGCCGCTTCACGCAGGCCCAGATCGACGCCCAGATCACCGCCGTCTCGGCTGCGATCACTGCGGTGAACACATAATGAGCCCGGCTCAAGCATGGGCCTCGTACAGCGGCGTGATCTTGGGCCGACTCGTTGAGGACGCGGACGAAAAGTTCGCGGGCCTCTCCGAAGTCGAGCAGGCCGCTTGGTCGGCTGTCGTCACCCCTGCGGGCGCAGTGAAAGCTGTGAAACCCGTGGAGGTTCTGGAAATTTCGGAACAGCAGTTCCCCGTTCTCTAAGGAGTCCTCATGGCAGACAAGAAGAAAGCCCTCGGTTGGCTGGGCCTAGGTACAGCGCGAAAGGCGGGCGAAGCCTTGGCTGGCCGTGACAAGCAGTTGCAGCAGCAACTCTCGGAAGCCGTAGAAGTGAAGCCGAAGCGCAAGAAGCTCTCGGAGTCGCTCGGTATCCGGACTGAGTAAGCGTGGTGCTCAGCAGTGCGTGTGCAGTTGCGTGAGTCGTGCGTGGATTGCGAGTACATACGCAACCTAAAATGCTTCGCTCATGCGACAGGGTGTCCCGACCCCGGCGCACGCTGAGTTCCCCCATAGGGGTGCCCGGGGTGCGTGCGTAGCACGGGACCCGGGGGTGCCCGGGGGTGCACTCGCATCGAGCACAGCCTCTGTGAGACGCGCGAGGCTTCGCGGGGTGCGGGGGTGCCACCTCAGTCTGTGCGAGGCTCTGAGAGGCTGCTAGGTGCCTCTGTGTGGCTCCTAGCAGGCTTGCGAGGTGCTACAGAAGCGGTGCGTGCTGGTGCGGTGCCTGCTTCTTATCGCCTGTGCCTGATACCATGCTCGGTGCTGCTCGGTGCTGCTCATCGCTCGTTGCTCTCTGCGTGCTTCCATGTGTGCGAAACTTTGCGCCTTGCGTGCCTGATGTATCTGCGCTTCTGTCATGCTGTGCTCTCCTTGGATGTTACGAGGCTGCCAGTATAGCACAGCTTCTGCTTAGTTGCCGGGATTATACCCGGGGTGGTGAACCTATCTGGCTCATCCTATGGTGCGCTGCGCTTCCCTATGGATTCTCCATCTAGGGATAC